CTTAATATTAGACGCACGAAGTGGACGCTCACGGAAGATATGATCAATCATATCATCTGGACCAGTATCGAGATAAAGTTGCGACAGAGGCAGGGCCGTAAACATTACAGGATTAAGGGCATCACCCTCTGTCACACTTAGACATGCTGTACCAACAGCTAGATCAAGAAAGTTCTCATGAATCTCTTGCGAGAAGTTGGAGTTCTGGATGATCTCGAAGACGTAGTTGGTTACGATCTCCAAAGCCTTATCGACTTCAGAGCGTTGATCAGCAGGGATTTCAGATCCAGAAACCAATTCTGCCCAACGCGCAAAGTTTGGAACAAGGCCAGCTTGTAGGCGGGAAGCAAACTCTTGAACACCATCCACCGCTGTTTCATCAAAGATCTTATCAGTCCGAACCTGTCCTTGAGCTTCAGCATAAAAACTTTCACGTTGCGGTAAAGCGTATTCATAACATTCCTCAAACTTTGAAGCCCACATATCTTTAATTCGCTTGGCGCGATTAAACTTGGCGACAAGATTTGCACCCTCGTTAGGTGTGATTTGAGGAAGTTGTTCAACTTCGATCATCTGTTAGTCCATCAATCCGCGACCAAAGCCGCCACCGCCACGGGAACCAGAGATGAGAGAACGCATACCATAAACACCAGAGCCTTTAGAAACAGCATCTTGAAGACGAGCCTCTTTATCTTTTGCTTTTTGAGCAGCAGCGTCAGCCTTTGCAGCAGCCTGTGCTTCAGCAATTGCAGGATCGGGCGGTGGGATAGGAGGCGGTTTAGGGGCTGAAAAACACATGAGACACTCCATTTTCTATCCGAGCCATACACACTTAAATGCAAGTTTACAATGGACCGAACCTAACTTTGTTCTGTCTTTGTTGCAAAGGCTTGCGGTTAAACACATCAAACTCACCTTTTGCATTAACAGGCCGTCTACTCTGACCAGCCATTGTGAGGCTTCTGCCTTCTCCACCGCCAATAAGGCAGTATTGAAGTGCGTCATGAACGTGAGAAAACTTGTTCTTTTCGGGCTTTGAGTCATGACGGACAGATCCACTGACTTGCATACGCCTGTAGTGGTAGCCACCTTTGAACCCACGCAGTAGATTAACGCATCGGCTATCAACCAAAAAGGCAGCTTGCCCGTCGATCATACGATTTAGAGAGGTCGTGACGGCTTCAATGCGTAGCGCGGGATCATTATTGCCAGCAGGAAACGCCTTGATACCCGCTGAACGAAGGATCTGAAACGGTGTTCGCTCATCAGTTTGCGCTCTATAGTCACCAGCAGGATCTCCATAAACCATGAATTGTGATTGCGGAAAGCGTTGCGCTGCCTCAATGCGGAACAGTTCAGCAAATCGGACAATGCCCATATCCTCTGCTACCAACTCATGCAGGATGACCCACTTGCCTCGTACATGCTGAGCAAAGACAGCAGCAGGAGTAAGACCAAAGTCCATCCCAACAATGATCGGAACATGAGGCACTGGAAGTATGGGGTCTCTTGACACATGCACATCTTCGACGAACATGGAGTATACTGGCTTACCATCTGATAGCGTCCCAACCTTATTCATCACATAAACATCAATCCAAGACTTTGTTTTACCCTCGATAATGCGAGAATAATAGTCTGGAGTTAGGTTTGCGCGGTTCTCTGCCTTATCATTTAGATGGTATCCAGTCAGATTACCCTCGGAATTGCGCTCTTCTATCATGCCAGATGGCTGATTGAAGAACTTCCAAGTGTCTGGTTTGACCAGCATCAGGGCTTCATCACGGCTAATATGGTCTGGGATCGGACTTTCACCAGCCATGATGGGCCACCAATGATCCTCATCTGGGGCGTTTGTATCTGCAATTACGCCATACCAAGTAGGGCCACCGTCCTTCATCGACGGAAAACGACCAACACGCATGGTACACGCATCGACAATTGTCTTTGGAATCTCTCGTGCTTCGTTGATCCAGATGCCTGTCAACTCAAGAGACAGAAGTTTCTTTACGTCCTCTGCACGATCAAGTGCAAGAAAAATAACTTCCAACTCAATATCGCCACGTTTCATACGATGGGTATAGGGCGGTGGATGCCAGAGCATCTTACCCCATACATCTTCAGGGAACCAATCCAGCCATGTCTTGATGGTCGTGGTTCTCAACTGAGGATAGCTGTTACGTACAATTGCCCAGCGAGAACGCTTGATACCATCCTCAGATGGTGCTTGCTGCAAGGCTCTACGAAAGATTTCAATGGCACAACCCACTGATTTGCCAGAACCAACTGGTCCACGGATGCCCCGAAAGAAGGAATCATCCTTCATAAAGGAGCGAAGCATCTCGCCAGCGGGTTTATAATTAAGGTTCAATTCACCATTCCCGTGTTCACGGCTTGGCGAAGCATCTTGTCAACGACCTCTGCACCCATTGCATCAATGAACTTATCCACTTCTACCGTGGTCAGGAAGTCTTGAGGATAGAACTTTAGGTGAGTCTGCTTGACAATCTGTCGAAGACGATCACGATCTTTGGCAGAGATGGTGCTACTAAACGATCCATCGTTCATCTGTGGATACCTATTTGACTATCAATGTGAGCAGGAGTATAAACAAGACTCTCCTGTGTGTGGTGTAACTAGGCCGTGGGTTGAGCTTGCTCCCCACGGTTCTTTTTTATTTCATCTTACCCTTGACCTTCTTACCAGCCATCTTCTTTGCCATCATCATCTTGGCATCCTTCTTCATGTCAGGCTTGCCAGATTCCATCTTCATCATAGGCTTTTTCATGCTACTTCCCTTTCGCTTTCTTCATTGCTTGGTACCTTACCAGCAATCTCTTACCATGTGCAACCGCACTGGCCTTGTCACCATTATGACCCCAAGCCTCAAGGCTCAACTTCAATCTGGTCTTATCACCATTAGGCTTTTTCAAGGGGCCATCAGAGGAACCCATACGAACCAAGAAACTACCCTTGCGCCTAGTCTCATCAGGCCCACTAGGTGCTCCCTTCACAGGAGCCTTCAGGTTCATACCTTCCTTCTTGGCAGATGCACGACCAGCAGCGTTCAATCCACCAGCAGGATTCTTACCAGCCTTCCTTTGCCATAGGGGAGTCGCCATTACTTCTTTCTCCAAGCACGATTAGCAGCCTTGGCAAGCACCCTCAAATTGGCCCTACCATTTCCACCACCTTGCCTCAAAGGCTTCTTATGGTCAACATCCTTGCCATCACCCTTCTTGACAAGCCCTTCTTTCTCCAACTTCTTCCTAGCAGCATTGTTCATGGCACGCTTCTTCTTCATCTCAGCAGAAGCATTATACCCATTATCCATCTTCTTAATCTGTGATGGAGTCCGATGAGAACTCTTATCCCTTACTTCACCATTTGCTGCCATGTTACATACCTTACGTATCTTACGTATCTTACGGACCTTTTGAGGGGGAAAAATATATTGAGTGCTTTGAGAGGTAAACTTATTTGTCGAGGTGCTATCTTATATAGGAAGCACCGAGTTTTGACCCCCCCCTGCCCTTCACCACCACACTGTATGACCGTCAATCCTTACTCACGACAGGTCTATACTCACACGTAACTCACCGTCAACACGGTGATCTATCCGCTGAGCCGCTCTCATTCCTGCACGATCAAGCAGATCACGCGATGCTTCTAGCTGGACATACTCGCTTTTAGCACCGCTCGACAATCTGGTTATCGTCTTCAGAGCACTTGGTAACGCCGCTCCTATAGCCATGACCGTTCTCCGATGAACCTCTTGAATAATCAGGGGATTCTTCAGCAGCCTGTTCGCTTCAACATGGCATCCAGACTCACTGTAACCCGCGTCCTTTGCAGCCTGTGTTCCTTGCCCACCATTCGCTACATACGCATCAACAAAGGCATCCTGCTTTAGCGTCAGATCACCACTGGGTGTAGACACGTTAGCCACTACACGACCCATGTGTTATTCCTTTTCTCTCATGCATCAGTGTATAGAGTGGACCATCCAGATCGTC